TATATACATGCGTATCCATCCTTAATGTAGCTGCATGAACCACAGCATGGTCCAATTCCAGGACAGTCGGCACAAGCTGGACAACCAGTATCACTGCAAGTATTTCCACAACCATCGAAAGCTATATAACCACCACAACCGTTTGACACAAAGCCACCATCACCGCAACTACCACAGTTTACTGGGCCAGTATAACCACATGAGCCAATGATGTATGCTCCGTTGTATCCACCAGTGCCTGGGCATGTTTGTGAACAACCGCAATCATAATATTCATAAGTCACTTGACCATCACAAGTATTTGGGAAAACGCGAGTACAGTTATTTGGCCAAGGTTGAGGTGCACATGAACAAGGTGGAGGTGGTGGTGGACCAGGTGGTGGAGGTAATGGAGCAGATGGTGTTACAGAGTTTGATGCAGCAGATGAAGCAGATTCTACACCATAATCAGTTACAGCTTTTATGGTAAAAGTATATGTTACTCCATTTGTAAGCGAAAGAGAAATAGGGCTTGTTGTACCAGTTCCATTTAATCCACCTGGACTAGAAGTTACTTCGTACCTCACAGTCCCTTTGCCAATATAAGCTGATGGCGTAAATGTAACACTGCCACCAGCGTTTGCAGCCGTAGCAGTACCAATAGTTGGTACGTCTGGTATACCAGCACTAGCTAAAACAACAATACCACGCATTAGCTAGACAAGTCTCCCATAAGAATCCAAGTATTTGCTGCTCGTTTTAGAAGTGTAGCAGCTGACCATTGTGCACGTAAGTTAAGTCCAGGAGTTGCATTGACTGTTACGCCTGATACTCCAGCTACAGATGCTGCGCCAGTATTAGCACGAATAATTGTTATCTTAGTTCCAATTGGAAATGCCACTGAAGATTCAAGTGGAACAGATATTATTATTGCTGAAGTTGAGTTTGTTTCAATAATAATACCATCATCAGCTAACACGAGAGTGTAGTTAGCAACTCTTGAGTTGGTTGCCGGATGGTCAATAACAGCGTTAGTGCAGTTTAATGATGCTCCTGTAGCTGCTCCAATATTAGGTGTAGTCAACGCAATTGATGCAGCAATCTTAGCTGTTGTTACAGCTCCAGTTGCAATCTTAGCTGCTGTTATGGATGTATTTGCAATGTCTTCTGTGTTGATTGCGCCAGCATCAAAGTTTGCTCCAGCTGATAGATTTTCTGCAAATGCCTTTACAGCGGTAAAGTTTGCATTCATTTGTGCAGCATCTATAACGGTGCCACTACTAAATGTATTTGGAATATTTAATGTTGCCATTACTTTTGGCTCCTTACTTTTCTTCTCTTAAATTTGTATGCGATTGAATTTAATCCCCATTGTCTACCTTCAGTTCCAGTTGTAAGGGCAGTTGGACCCACAAACTCTAACTGCGTAGCTTTAGCTCTTTTTAGTCTGCCACCTCTTTGGATACCTTCTCTTAGGTTACTTTCACCAAATTCAGCGGTATCCCAAAGTCCAGTTCCCCAGATTCCACCAGTAATAACTGGCATTAAATCTATTGTACAACATACAAGCTTCTTACAAATGTTTTGTCTTGCACATAACGGTCATCGTAAAACCATGAGGTAGTATAGTTTGTAGTAAAATCACCTAGACCATCACCTTGTATAATATCGTCAGTTTGATTTTGTGCAACGTTATCTGAATAATCAAACTCATCAACATACATAATATATTTAAAGTTTTCATCTGGATGAATCATTAAATGCCAAATTTCACCATCACTATCTGTCCAGTCAACACCAGATAACAATCCATAAGGAAGTATTACGCTAGGTGTTGCACTGTTTGCATAAGCGGCTGATTGGTACATTGTGAATGCGCCACTTTGACCAATTGACGGGTCAAATATAAAATTCATATTAGAGTAATCAACTGCAGTTCCACTATTTGTAATATCAAAAGGCGCTGACATCCATAGTCTATCATTAACAAAAGATAAAGTTAAATCAAATAGTCTATTAGCATTTATTCTATTAGTATCAATAATAGGTTTTAGGCGGCTAAACAAATCTTGAATACCATTACGATTGTAAAATAACAATCCTGTTGGATAGTCAAAGAAATATGCTCCACCAGCACCTTCGACAACATGTTGAGGGTATTGAACTCCTACGGTTGTTGAAAGTTCTACAAGTTGAAATGAATCAACATCATAACCCATTAATAAATAAACCGCTTTAGGTTTAAAGATTAATAACTGACCATCAACTATTGCAAGTCCACGTATGCCTTCGCCACCAGCAACAATGTCAATGTAGTCATCTTGGAACCAATTCTCTGGTGAGTTTTCATGTGACCAACGAATTCTATTAGGATGGTCAACTAAGGTTGGTGTGGCATCGTCGTTTAATTCTTTTGTATTAGCTACAAATAGTTTATTGGCATGCGCTCTTACAAGTTCTGCGCGGGGCATATAACCACCAACTGGATTTTGATATGGCTGCCAAGTTGGGCCAGAAGCTAATAAGGCTGTTGCGTATGTATCACCAACATTCCATTTGTACATTTGTGTTGCATCTTTGCCAAGAGCAATATAAATTGTATCAAGCCATTGCGTAATACTTGCACCATTGGTTGATTTTACTGCAAGGTCGTTTCCCGAAGAGAATTGTATAGTAGAAAAATTAGAACCAGATGATTGATAAACTTTACCATCTGTTGAGTTTTCTTTTCCTGTATTTAATATTATTCTTGGTGTTGTAGTATCTTTATAGTTAAATAATCCTTTTGGATTCCAGTTACCACTAACTTGTGTCGTGTGTTTTTTATTATAGCCGGCACGGCTAAAAACACCACCACGTGGGTCAACGTCAAGATTTAATATAAATGGTGATTCGTTTTTTGCTAACTGAAATTGGTCAGCACGAAAGTTTAAACCACCAGTAAAATCTCTAACTTGGTCAAAAAGAATTTGAGCCATTTACAATGCTACTCCTAATGGATATGGTGCACCTGGCAATACGCGGAGGTTTGGTGCATCTGACCACCACCAGTCGTATGGAGTAAGTTGCAATCCACCAGACATAATTGCAATTGCTTTTTCAAAACTGCGCATGTATTCATTTGCCATCTCTGGGTCTTCCTGGAATTGGAAGATACGCGCCATAACATAATTAATTAATGGCAACTGCAACTGTGGAGATATGTCTATTGGGTCGCCTTCGTTTTGCATCCATGTTAATGATGGATTACGAAAACCTCTGAGAGTAAAAGAATAATTATTATCTGGCTTTGGCCAAAGGTTTACTTGGTCTGCCCATATTGAAAAGTATGCTGGGATTCCTGGCTGGTCTTGTGCGCCAACCCAAAGTGACTCTGCTTTAGCTTGGTCAATATAAACTAATGCATTACCTTGATAATTTGTATCAGTATTAACTACAGCTATTATTTGTGATATATCAGTAATTGTTTTTGATGGATTACCAATTGCTGTTGGTTGGCTTTGTAAGAATGTTGCATATGACCTAATGTTTTCTTGTACTGCAAATCCATAAGTTGTTTGGTAGTACGGCCAACGAGTACTTAATGCTACAACTTTTTGAAAACCTTCTTTAATAAAACCATTGACAAGGTCTGTTGAAATGTCATCATTTTCATCAAAGCCAATATCTAAGTCGGAAAGTTCACCAACAAACGTACGCATTTGTGAAAGCGTAAGGTTGGCACTTGAAAAGTTTATAGCCATTTAAAACTCCTACTCTGAGGCTTCTTCTTCTTTATTATTTTCTTCTTTTTCACCAAGCTTATTTAATGCATTCAAATGACCAATGCAATAGTCTGTGCCTTTTGCTTTTGGTGCCTTGCATTCTTCTTCTTTTTTGTTCATTGCCTGACATAAGCCACGCTTATAATGTACGCCACCGTAAGCAATACCTGATGGTGGAGCAATCTCTACGCCTTGGCCGTGATAAGCTAAACGACCATTACCCACATGACGTGTTCCCTCTACATATCCATATGGTTGTGTGCCAGATAATCCCTGGCTTTGGCTTTGCATTTCTTTATTCATATTATTATCTCCTTCGAATTTAAAGTGTCTTATTGTAGAACATGCCACCAGAGGCTTTTACCCCTGGTGGCATGCGTCCTAGGTAGCAGGATTATTCGTTGTCGCCAACAAATACGCGTCTCCACTTCAAAGTGGAAAGTGTACCCTTAGCAATGATTGAAGATGCATTTTCTGCAATTCCGCTAACTCCAATAAAGCCATCTGCTGATGGTGTGATTACACCAACAACAAATGCCTGGTTCAAACCAGTTGCCAAAGCAACAGAAGCTGAACCATGGTCTGGAGTGTTGATTGCTACGCAAGCTGTGCGAACAAGAGTCGTTGCATCAGTATTGTATTCTGAAACGAATGCAATTGCTGATGGGGTTGCACTTGCTGTTATTGAAAATGCTGCTCCGTCAGTTGCAGCTGCTGCTGAGTAAACAACACGAGCTTCAAACTCGTATGTTTCGCCAGCTTTTCCGTACCATCCGAAGTCACCTGAATCAAGTGCTGCGTATGATACACCTACTGTTACGTCTGCTGCAAGAACGTTTGTTCTTTCAACAATGAATTTATTATTTGTTGCCATAGTTGTACTATGCTCCTTATCTCTGTTAGATAGATTACCTAACTATGTTGTTTGTTTGTTTTATAAATAGCTGGCACTGGGAGAGTTGCCCGAAGGATGACAACCTTTAAACTCCCAGCACCAACTACATCTTTAGCTATTATGCGTAGCTAGCGTCTGCTGTCAAGTAACCCTGACGTTGACGGTTGCTGCAGGTCAACTGACCATAGGCCAACACGAGGGCATAACGGGCGTCTACGCCAGCTACAGTGCCGTTCATGAAGTCTGTGGTGGTGAACCAGTAGCCGTTTAAGCCGGTGAGCTTGAGGTACTTCGTGTTAAGGAAGTACATTGGCGCATCGGATGTGTCGGTTGCCAATTCAAGGTCAAACACAACTGGAGTCTGCTTGAACATCAAGTTCTGGAATCCAGAGTTTGCCTTGCTTACGTCCTGGTAACGGACTTGGTTGGTCAACAGTGACTCGTACTTCTCAAAGAGGCTGTTGTTAGTGACGATGAGGTCAGGAACATCAGAACCCTTTGATGCACGGTTGTACACGTCAGCCATGTTGTGAAGTGCAAGTGTTGCACCCATCGTGGTGCCCTGTGTTGGGTTCCACCATGTGTTGCTTGATGCATCAATGCCACCAACTGTGTTGTTCTGGGTAGCAACTATGTTACCAAGACCATTGAAGTCGGTTCCAGCTGATGCTGAACCATAAAGCTGCTCGTTAAGAGTGGTCTTAAGCGACATTTCAGCCTGCATGATTTTTGCATTCAACAGTTTGATGATTGCCTCGGTGCCACGGTTCTTTGCTTCTTCGATACCGCTGATTGCGATAGAAGCAGCCATCTGCTTCCAGTCGTATTCAGCAGCTGAGATGCCTTCCTGTGGGGTAAGGTCAATTGCATCGTAGCCACTGTAGGTAGCAACAGTATCGTTTACTGCGTACATCAATGGTTCTACGATTTGGGTGCCGCCCTCTTCAACACGGACACGTCCGCGCTCATTGAGGTGGTTCAAAAGGACAAGGTCCTTGAAAATGTTATCAACCAGTGTTGGCTGGTAGTTTTGCAACGTAGTTGATAACAGTGAATTAAAGTCGGGATTTCCGGCCATTTTATTTCTCCTGTTTGTTTAGATGTTGAGTGTCTTCTTGGCCTGTTCAAAGGCTTCAAAGACTGACGTTGGTTTAGCAGCTTTTGGTGCGACTGAGTTTTTGTTGGAAGAACCACCAGAAACCACTGATGCCGAACGTTTTGCTTCAACTCTAGCTTGTTCTTCTGCCAGTTTCTTGCTGGCTTCTGAAGCTTTAGAATAAACCTTATCAAAGGTAATCTGTTTAAAGACTGCCTCTAAATCGGTTGAGCCCGTTGCTAGTGCCTTAGCTACGACTTCATCAGCGTTAAAGTCATCACCATATTTGCTTTGCAAAGAATCTACAGTTCTTGTCAACTCATCCATAGCCTTCTGTTGTTCGAAGGCTGCGATGCGTTGTTCTAAACTGCGGAGTTGCTTTTCAGCTGGGTCTAACCACTCTTCCTCAACCTGCTGGTCTTGGATTGGAGCGCCTAGTCCATAATGCTGTTGAAGCGCCTGCAAGGTGCCTGCTGGGTCTTCTTGCAACGATTGTGCAAGAGTAGCAGCAAACTGTACTTGCTTTCTTTGTTCGCTGAGTTCTTGAGTCTTGCGGGTATAATCCGCCTGACGCTGGTACCCAGCTAGAGCCTCCTTAACTGGAACTACAACTTCTTCGCCATCTACTTGGAGCTTGATGACTTTGTCAGCAATCTCTGTATAGTCGAATAATTCTAATTCTTGTTCTGGAGTTTCTGCTATGACCTCTGTCACTTCATCGACTTGTCCGTTTGCGGCGGGGTCAACTACGTTTTCAGGGTTAGCATTATTATTAATATTATTATCTGTCATTGATGGAGTCCTATCCTTCGTTGGTTATTCCTATTGTAGGTATTAATCCTACACTATAGATATTTTTTTTACCTATTTTTTACTGTCCACCTAATAATGCTTGAATTATTTCTGGTGGAAGACTTTGTATACTGCCAGGAAGTGCACCGCCTGGTTGTGCTCCTGGTCCTTGAATTGGTGCTCCTGCTCCTTCAATAAAACCTGGCGGAACTTCTGTTGCCATTTGGTCTGGTGTCATACCTGGTGGCAAACCTTGTCCTTCAAGAGCCATTTGGTCAGGAGTCATACCTTCAGGAGCTTGAGGCGGTGGTTGTTCTTGCAAGAATGAACCTGGGTCTTTTACCCCAAAACCTTGTGATAGCACGTATTCTGCTAGTTTTGACAAGTTAACAAGTCCTGCTTGGGCAAATGGTTGCATTGCCGAAACAATCTGAAGAGCCATGTCTCTGCGGAAAGCTTCATTACGTGGAGCTGTAGAACCAGCCTCAACATTAAAGTCAAACTCACCAGAGATATAATCTTTATCAAAAGTCAACCATACAGGTGCATTTTCACTGCCAATTATTCTTACAGTCTGCTCTCCAGTCATAAACTGCTGAGCTAGCATAATAAGATTAGAAGCACATTGAGCTATAGCGTTTTCAATAGCTACAAGCTTTTCGGCCACTCTAGCATTACCAGCTTCAGCAATAATTGAAGCTTCGCGGGCAGTTCTAGTTGTTTCTGGAATAGCACCACGTTGGTATTCAGATACACCAGAAACTCTGTCAATATCATTTTGAATTAAAGCTGATTGATTATAAAATTCTGGTGGGTTAATTAAGGCCGGCATTGGAACAACAACGTTATTTAAATTCTCTCCAGATTTAACTGGAACGATAACGTTATCATCATCTGATGCTAAGGCTTGACGACCATCATCGTCAAATGCTGATTCTTGGAACAACCACTTACGGCTGTAACGCTTTCTATGCAACATCATCTGTGTACGAGTTTCGTTTAATTCGTACTGCAGTGGTTCAATTGCTTCTAGTTCTCCCATTGGATAAAAGAATCCAGGAATCTCATAGTTACGCAACATAAAGAAAGGATGACCAAATACATATGGCATCTTTACTGGTTTAATTAAAAACTTGTCTCCACCTGAGTTAGAGAATACACACATCTCACCGGTGTCAATATTATAATATTCAAATATATCGCAGTAAGCTTCATCTGGATTAGAACTAGCTGATTCCTGCCCTGTCATATTTCCATAATCACTATTTCCATATTTTTGATAAGATGATGGACTTAGTTCTTTTCTTGCGGCGGCATCATAACGCTTGTCAATCTTTGCATCTTTTAATGGACGACGAGTACGTTGTGCAATCCAACGCATATCCCACATGCATGTTGCATCTGGGTCAACGAACATCTCAAATGGGTCAACACGCTCTAAGAATGGGCGGTCTTCTCTAATAATTGTTTCAGCCTCAACATCATCAGCTGTTTCTGGGCCTGCAGCTTCATCAGCTGAATATTCAATATCATTAAGTTTATCTTCTTCGATAAATCTATAACCAGTCTTAACCCAACCATGGCCAATAATCAAATAGTCTTTTACTGAGCGCTGAAACTCTGGCTGACAGTTATAATGCTGCCACCAATAGTTAATAATAGATTCAGTTAAAATAGCTTTATCTGCATCTTCTGGTCTGCGTGGATTAACATTAATCTTTGGACGACCAATAGAAACAGCAGGTGCTAATGTGTTGATAGTTGAAAAAGAAATATTTACTAAAAGTCTGTCACCAACAGCTTGACCACGATATTGACGTCCACGATATAAGTTAATTAAACGTTGCCAAAGTTGGTCATAGTTTTGACTATCACGCCATCTCATAGAATAATCTATGTTTTTTCTGTAGTTTGATAATTTATTATAATTTGATTCGCGTGCCATCTATTTTCTCTTTCCTTTAACCAATCCTTCGCCAATGGCTGCTAATCTGCAAAGACCATTTGGTTCTGCTTGCTGTACGATAATGTGGCAACCTTTCATTTCTGGACACCAGAAAGCGCAGTTAGAACATTTAACACCAATCTTAGCATTTACGTTTTGAGAAGCTGGAACATAACCAACCCAAATACCATTGTTATCATCATCAGCTAGTTTACCATATTCTTCAACTATATCGAAGAAAGATTCAACATAATCAGATTCTGCTGGAGCAAGTTTGATAATAGGATTAGTTACACCTTCTGGTAACTCTTCACCCTCTTCTTCTTCGCCTTCTTCTTTTTTGTATTCTTCTTTGCCGGCACCAAACTTAATTGCAATTTCAAATGCTTGGCCTATTGGTGAATCTTTTTCTCTCATTAGCAATCCCACTTCTTTAATGCCAACGCTTTGCGTGTTGGACGACCTTTTGAATCTTTCATGGGACCAGGCATACCGCCCATTCTTGCACAGAAAGACTTTCTTCTTGCTGCAGCTTTTGGTGACTTCTTAGCCTGCTTAGCAGACACTGGTGGTTTAAGATTCATACCTTGGGCTTTTGCAGATGCGCGACCTTTAGCATTTAATCCACCTGAAGGATTCTTTCCTTCTTTACGCTGCCATGCAGGAGTCTTAGCCATTATTTACCTTTAGCTGCTCTCATGTTGTCAATTAAATTAGGATAAGGACGTCCTGCTTTTTTAGCTGCGGCTTTTGCTTTAGCTTTTTGTGCTGGTGTAAGTTTCTTAGGTTTACCTAATGACTTAGGACGTGCTTTTTCCCAAACAGGTTTACTTTTTTTTGCGGCCATTTTTCTTCTTCTTTCTAGGAGTATAATTCTTAGTTGTTGTAGAAGGAAGGGCTGGATAGCGAGGATTACCTGCCACCAGTACCCTTATAACCACGCTGCTGCATCATTTCATAGGCTTCCATCTTCTTCATGCTTGGAGCTTTGCTTTTCTTAGCAACTTTCTTAGCAACCTTTTTAGCAACTTTTTTAGCTGGTTTGTTTTTCTTCATCATATTCTTTTTCTTCTTTCTTGTGTTAGGAAATTATTTAGCGCTTGCGTAGAAGCCAAGAGAAACTTTTATGGCTGTTCCTACGGCAGAAACAAATGTTGATGGGTTAGCAAAATACACACCAAATGTTGCCAAACCAGCAATGTTGCCTCTATAGTTTTTATTAAATGCTGATGGAGTTGAACCAGTTATACTTTCTACTTGAGATACCAATGAAG